GCGGGAAACGGTCGATGGTCTGACACATGATTGACATAGAAAAAAGCCCGACGCGAAAAAAAAATTAAGACAACACATTGATAGTCCTTAACATATTCCTCGCGCGCGTTACAACCAAACCCCCTGCCCTGCTTAGCCTTAAGGCTTCCAAACAGTGTTTAGTGTTGACACTGTAAACATGTAAGCTATTGGTCCAGCTCGGTATTCAATACACAATCAAAAGAGTACCCATTAAAATACCACTTCCGGTTAAATCCATACGTCTAAGTTGTACTCTCCACACGTCTAAGTTGTTAGAAAGCTACCTTCTATCCTAGACCGTACGCGTTAACCATCCCATGGTTAATTTCTCCCTAATAGAAGGTCCCCTTCTATTAACCACATCATGGTTAACCCGAGCCCCTGGGCCCTTAACCATGATCCAGTTAACAATGGACACGTGGCCTAGTGTACAATCTTTTCTTAACCACATCATGGTTAATGTGGATTAACCTAATCATGGTTAATGTACACGTGTCACTTGTTAATCATGTCATGGTTAATGACTGCTTGTTCATTAACACTTGGTTAAGGGGCCGGTGATATTTGGACCTGAGAACCGGTTGCAAGTGGGACACCCCTTACTGAGTTCTAAGTTCGCGCGTTCAGCCCTTGACAATGGACGCTTTTTCCGATCCGCGATATTTTTTTCGCGACGATTTTTTGAAACGGTCCCAATCGCATGTATTCCACCACGCGATTTGCTATAATTACCTAAATCTACTCCTACGAAAGTTTGAAGCTATGCTCAAGATGCTACTCTTGATGATCGCGCTCTCCCGCCAGCCCGAGGCCATTTCAGGCTTACTCTGCTACGAAGAAGCCACATCTGCACAGATCGCTCAGTTCTATGTCGATGGCGGTCAATCGCTCGAAGACGAAGTGTCCGACGACGCGGTGACACAGGGTCTATGCGTGCGTATCGACCTGCGCGATCCGCTGATCGGTTACGTCGTGTACGAAGGCGCTCGCGTCGGCGACAAGCAAGTGATCGGCCTCGCGCCGAACCCCGAAGGCCCGGCGCAGCTCTTCGGCCTGATTTGGGCTAAGCACTTGCCGCAAAAAAACGAAGCATAATATGGCAGGGAGGTTGAAGACCAAGAACTACACGGAACGTGCCCTGGCGGGCGCGACGATCCCGAGTTTTTGCTACGTGCCCCGTGGCCTGCGGCCCGGCGTCGGCAAGATCAACGTCGCTATCACGAACGCCGAGATCATCGACAACCATGCGCGGATCGCGGAAGCGGACCCGCTTGGCTGGATCATCGCCGTGATGAACGGCCAGCCGATCCCACAGTTCTCCGTCGAGCAGGGTGAGTTGGTTTTGACATACTACATCCCGCAGATCGAAGAACGGCACGACGCGGCGAAGTGGCTCGGGCAACGCGTCACGTTTAAAGCTCCATCCGCTTATAAGAACTCTCCGATCTCGGCGACGGTGCAACATGCCAACGCCTACGACGCCATGATTGAACAGCGAGCCCAAAATGAAGAGTGACACGATAGGGCGCTTTTTTATTCATTGCCTTCTTTATGTGAGCGTGCTCGCCATCATTACTGCGCCTATCTGGATGTTTTGGGCATGAAAGAGAGACTTATCACTCGCCCGCATTTATTGTGCAACCCTTTTCCTATAACGCCCATGCGCACGCGGCTCGAAGCCATCAATCAGTTTTTCGACTACGCGGTCGCGCGAATAAAGCGCGATCCTTATTTCCGTTCCGCGATTGCGGATTGTCACGATGCGCATTTGATCTGCGCGTGCCGCCCATATGACCCTTGCCACGGGGACGTGATCACATTCCTTGCGGAGAAAGTTCACCATGGCTTACTCTAAGCCGCCGAAGAGAACCGCGAAGGAATGGGCTGCGTTTAAACATTGGCTCGAAAATCCCGTCGATGCTGTCAAGGATTGGTTCAAGATAACGCCGGACGATTGGCAGGGTGACGCGTTGAATGCCGTATTCACTGGCGGCACGGATCGCGTGGCCATCAAGTCTGCACACGGGCCAGGCAAGTCCGCGCTCGATAGCTGGATCGGCTGGATATTCCTTCAGTGCTACGAAGACAGTCGCGTCGTCGCTGTTGCGCCTACTGCCGCGCAGTTATCGGATGCGCTCTTCCCGGAATATGCGAAGTGGCATGGACGGATGCCCGAGAAGATGCAGAACGAATGGGTCTTGTCATCTACACACATTCGCCACAAGGGCAAGCCGAATGTGTGGTTCGCCGTGGGTCGCACGTCCAATCGCCCCGAGAACGTGCAAGGCTTCCACGGCACACATATCCTTGTGCAAGGCGACGAGGCTTCGGGTATTCCCGAGAACGTCTTCGAAGTGATCGAAGGTATTCTCACCGAAGCGGGCGAAGAAGGGCGCGTCGCGAAGCTCGTTATCGACGGCAACCCGAACTTCACGGCGGGTGAACTCTTCCACGCGTTCAACAAGAACAAGGAACTCTACCATCGGATCACGGTGACGGGGGACACGTCCCTGCTCGGCGGGCTCGGGATTGAGCAAGGCGGCTATCACGAGAAGCATGGTCTCGTTTACTACTCGCCTCGCGTGCGCAAGAAGTACGTGGACAACATGGCGAAGAAGTATGGCCTCTCTTCGGCCGTCTTCGATGTGCGCGTGCGCGGCGTCTTCCCAAGCATGGACGATGAATGCGTAATCCCTTACGAGTGGGCCGCGCGTGCGATGTTGTTGCCGATGAAAAAGGACGAGGACTTCGACCGCTTTGCCGTCCCTGCCCGACTTGTCGTGGACGTGGCGCGCGGCGGCGGCGGCGAGAACGTGGTGGGGCGCTTCCGTGGCGATTACATCACGAAGCTCACTGCGGAAAAGCCCGGCGCTGCGAGCACCACTCCTTGCGTTAATCTGTGTACGGAGCAAGCGGGCGCGCTGGCGCGCGAAGGAATAAGGTTCACGGGTTTCAAGATCGACGAGCCCGGCGTGGGCGGCGGCGTGATTGACGCGCTACGTCGTCTCGACTTCCCCGTAGTACCGTATAACGGGGGCGTGACGATGAAGACGGACATAGACCCGGCCGACGATTGCCGCATGTTTTTCAATCAGCGTGCGCGCGATTGGTGGGCACTGCGCAGAAAGCTTGAGCACGGCAACTATCCGCTCCCGCAGGATGAAGTGCTGCTCGGGCAGCTCACGAGCATCAAGTATTACTTCCGCAACGAGAAGATCGTGATCGAGAGTAAGGAGGACTTGAAGGACCGCTTGGGCAAGGACGCCTCGCCGGACAGGGGGGACGTGGTTGTGATGGGGAATGCCGAGACCCATACGGCGGCTGAGACCCATGGTAAACTGAGCGTGACCGACGTGATCTCGGGTAGGGCCCGGCCGCGCTATCAGGACCCCGACGAAATAAGCAGGGAAGAGCCTCCCGACAGCGAGGAAGTGGTTCTCTGACATTACGCGCGCGGAAAACGGACAAAGACACAACAATGATGTGTCATTGATTATTTCTCGCGCGCGTTATAGGCCCCCTGCCGTCCCAAAGTCGAGCCTTTCCCTGGCATCCGGGGTATAATTCGACTTCACTCAGGAAACGCGCCATGAAGTTCAAAGACGCCCTCGCGGCGGTTGACCGCTTTTACGCGGCTATCGGACGCCCCCGCAACATCGAAGGCGAGCAGATGGTCGTTGCCGAAGGTCTGCGCTCGACGAGCGTTCGACCAAGGCAGGGCGGCGTCTACTTCGAGCCGGTCGATGAAATCCTGCGCAAGCATGGCGGGTACAAAGTCTATCGCGACATGCTGAACGACGATCAGGTGAAAGCCTGCTTGGAGTTCAAAAAGATTTTGATCGCGGGGCGCACGTGGGAGATCAAAGAGAAAGCCGACGACGCGAAGAGTAAAGAGATCGCGGAGTTCGTCACGCATTGCCTTCAGAAGATGGACTTCGCTTGCGCGGTCGAAGGATCGCTTACTGCGCTCGAATTTGGATACTCAATCGGTGAAATCGTTTGGGAGCGCACGGAGTACGAAGGCAAACAGATCATCGGTATTAAGAAGATCGCGCACCGTGATCCCGAGACCCTTAATCTGGCATATGACGAGCATGGTAATTTTACCGGCGTCATGCAGCGCAATCGGATTAACGGAAAAGAAATTCACGTCGAGCCTGATAAGGTATGGCTCTATTCTCACAATGCGCGCTTCGGCAATCTTTACGGCGTGAGCGATTTGCGTGCCGCCTATCGCTCTTGGTGGGCGAAGAAGTTCATCATCAACTTCTGGAACGTGTTCCTAGAACGCATGGGTTCGCCCATGATGATGATGAAGTATCCCACGGGCGCGGGCGAAGAGCTGAAGCGCGTGCTCACGCAAATCCTCACGAACCTCTCGTCGAAGACGGAAGTGCTCGTGCCGGAAGGTGTTACGGTCGATCTGATTGAGGCGACGCGTAGTGGCACGGCGACTTATGAAGAGGCACTTAACTGGCACGACAAGGCGATCTCGCGTGCGTTGCTGATGGTCGCCCTGCTCGGTACTGGCGGCGAAGAGAGCAAGACGCAGGGCTCCCAATCGCAGTCGAGTATTCATTTACGCATCCTCTTCAAGATGGCCGACAAGGTATCACAGGCCGTGACGAAAAGCTTCGTCGAGCAAGTCGTGACGCCGCTCGTCGCGATGAACTTCGACGATTACGAAGATCACATGCCGACTTTCTTGTGGCAGGACTACGGGCAGTTCGAGGGCATGAAGATCGCGGACACGATCCGCTTGCTATTCGCGGCCGGTATTCTCGATCTCGATCAGGCCGACGTGAACTACTGTCGATCCGTACTCGGTCTGCCTCTGCGCCTCGAAGGCGACAAGGAAGATG